GAGCTCACAGATGTCGTCTATAACGTGCACTGGAACCTCGCTGCTGAGCGCGTAGAGGGCGAAGACACCTACTCCTCTTCTTGCTACGGCACTATCGCCATCAGCTTGGAGGACATCTCCCCCGATACCTTTATCCCCGTTGACCAGCTCACCAATGAGATTGTTACGGGATGGGTAGAGAGCGCTATGGGCGAAGAGGTTGTTGCTGAAAAGAAGGCTTCTCTGGATGCCCAGATTGAGGCACAGGTTAACCCCACCAGCGTTACCATCACGCTCGCTGATTAATGGCAAAGCATGTCAGTAAGGGTAATCAATCAAATCTCTCCCGGAGACCAGTTCTTAATATACGACCCGAGGGAGTCTTTAAATAAGGGCGTTACCTACCTGACTCTTTTAAATAGATTAAGGGCGGACCTTAATCTAACGGCAAGCAGCGGAGGCACAGTGACCTCCGTTGACCTTACCGCCGGCACGGGCATAAGTGTCTCCGGCGGACCCATCACTACGGCGGGAAGCATCACCGTTACAAACACAGCACCCGACCAAGTAGTTGTGCTCAACTCTGGCACAGGAATAAATGTAACGGGCACCTACCCCACCTTTACAATAGCCGCCACTGGAGGCACCGGAACAGTGACGAGCATCGCCACAACGGCGCCTATTCAGGGGGGAACCATAACAACTTCAGGCACCATAAGCATCACCCAGTCGGGCGCCTCTACGGACGGGTACCTATCCTCTACGGACTGGAACACATTTAACAGCAAGGCATCGGATGCCTTTAAGACAATTGCTGTTAGCGGACAGAGCGATGTTGTGGCCGATAGCGCTACCGATACGCTGACCCTTGTTGCAGGTAGCAATATCACCATCACTACAGACGACGCGACAGATTCCATCACCATCAACTCAACGGGAAGTACGGCAGGTAGTGGAACAACAAACCAGATTGCTAAGTGGGTATCAGGAACAACGCTTGGCAACAGCTCTATCTCTGACGTAGGAACGGCAGGCACTACCATAAGTATCAACTCTTCGGGGACCGCGACGTTTGACAACGAGATTAAAACAAACAACTCCCTCCAGATATCCAGCGACGCCTTTGAGACGCAGATAGTAATGACGGACTCAACGTCTACAGCGTCTTTTTGGCGCATTGGTATTGATGGAATCACGGGCACATACCTTGCTTTTTCTACGGGGGGCGGTGTTCCATACGATAACTACGCGGTAATAAGCAAGGCGCTTGGGGGCGCGATTGGTATTAAGACCGTCAGTCCATCGGCCAATCTGCATGTTGCTGGAGATGCCCTGATTGAAAACGACGCTACGTTCCAAGAGGCTATTGAGCTTGAGGGTGGATACCGCCCAGACGCAAAGACCATTACAAGCTCCTCCGGCTCCTCAAACACGGTAGCCACCCAGTCGCACATTATCTTCAACGACTGGACGGGGGGCGCAGGAACAGGAACCGTATACCTTCCAAGCATCTATGGCTATGGAACCTACAATCCCATCTTCCGCTTTTTGGCGAGCGCAAACGTAAGCGCAAGCAATATTGTACGCATCTATCCGAATGCCGCCGATACAGGTACGAACATCAACGGCCTCGCCTACGTTGAGCTTGCTGCCGCACGTGCCGTAGTAAGCGTTATTGGCATTGCGGGGCAGTGGTACATTTTAGATTCACGATAGTCTGTTGTATATTTGTTATCTAATTAAAACCAATTTACTATGGCCAAAGTAGATGAAAAGCTGGTAGAGACTATCCGCGAAATACAGAAGGACATGCAGACTGTCCAGCTTGAAATCGGAGCAATCGCTCTGATGGAAAACCGTAAGAACGAACTTCTTGCCATCCACAAAGAACTTGAGGCTAAGCTTCAAGAGACCCGAAAAGAAATTTCTGATGAGATGGGCGACGGAACGCTAGACCTATCGACCGGGGAGTTTACCCCGGCAGAATAAAGGAATCCCCCGAAAGGGGGTTTTTTTTTGAATTATCTTTGCGACAAGAGAACTCATTCAAATTCAATTATGGTAATTATAAAAACTATAAAGAATAAGTTTATGGCATTTGCCGATATCTTCAAGGATACGAACGATTACAATGAGAAGACCATCATTGGCTTTTTGTCGTTTGCCGTTATGGTACTCGTAATGATTGCCGATGTAGTAAGTGGCTTTGTGGGTAAAGATTTGGTAATCAATGAGTTCACCTACAACTCTTTTGTTATCGTTACACTTGGAAGCTTCGGTATTGCTGGGCTTGAGAAATTTGCAAAGAAATGAGCGACAACAAAAACCTCAAGGAGATTGGGGAGGACACCGTTCTAGGAGTAAGCATCAAGACACTGATTGCGTTGGCTATTGGTCTTTCAGTAGCTGTTGGTATGTACTACGATGTAAAAGCAGAAATTGACATCGCCAAGCAATTGCCTGAGCCAGCCGTATCCCGCATAGAGTTTGACCTCAAAGACAATCTGGTGCGTGAAACCATTATGACCAACGCCAAGAATATTGAGGACATTAAGACGCAACTTGATAAGATTGAAACCCGTCTATACGAGATAAAATGAAACCATTTTTGCTTGCATCTTTCTTATTGTTTTCCGTTGCAGTAAGCCACAAGCAGCCCGAGGGAAAGAGCGTGATAGAATTTAACGCTGGTTTTAATAAGAGCAATGGATACAAAGACCTGGGGCGCGTCAGCGGAGCAAAGCTATACCGCATTGACATTGAGGCTAAGCCAGAGGTAAAAAAGAAATACAATATCAAATCTGTTCCTACCATCATCTATTTCAACGATGGCCAAGAGCGCTACCGCTGGGAGGCGGGCATTGATATGAAGCTTCATATGCACTTCTCTGAGATTAACGACGTAGTAAGCAGATACTAATGGCAAAGATTAAAGCTCAAACCATAGGTTCTTATGTTAGCAAGTCTAAAAAGCTTAAGAAGCATAGCAAGAAAGGGTCCGCGCTCAAGTCAAGCAGGAACTATAAAAAGAAATACAGAGGTCAGGGACGATGAAACTATCTGAGAACTTCACACTTGCAGAGCTAACTAAAAGTTCTACCGCAAAAAGATTAGGCATAGACAATACGCCAAACCCAGAGCAGCTTGAGAATCTTGTAGAGCTGTGCCACAAGGTTCTCCAGCCGCTTCGTGATGCCATTGGGCCTATTAGAATATCTAGCGGGCTGCGCGTTCCGGAACTCAACAAGGCTATTGGCGGGAGTACCACCTCTCAGCACTGCGCAATCAATGGGGCTGCTGCGGACATTGACATCGACGACAATAAAGAAGTATTTGAATACATCAAGAACAATCTTCAGTTCGACCAGCTCATCTGGGAATTTGGAAACGAGAAACAACCCGACTGGGTGCACGTATCCTATCACTATGGCCATAATCGCGGTCAGGTTCTTAAGGCTATAAAGAAAGACGGCAAAACTAAATACGTCCCCTATAAATGAGATGGCTTACTATAGCAACCCTCACCCTTATGCTCTATGGGTGCTCAGCACAATGGCATCTAAAGCAGGCGATACGCAAGGACCCAAGCATACAGCAGACGGTTGTTGTAAAGAAGGACACGGTCATTGTCACAAAAGAGAGAACTATTCGTGACACACTAGAATTGTTCAAGGATACGGTTATATATCAGGACCGCGTCAAATTAAAGATTGAATACCGCGACAACTTTGTCAATATAGAGGCTGACTGCCCAAGTGACACTATTGTTGTTACGAAATCAATTACTACTACCGAGCTTAAAAAGCCAACGAGCATAAAAGAAAGAGTCTTTGATGCGCTTGCGCTTCTTGTTATTGGTGGCGCACTGGTGCTGCTTGTGCGCTACTTAGCACGGGTATTCATCATAAACTAATTTAGTATCTTTGTTATTCAAGTAAAGATTCTCAAATGGCCAAGATTGATTCATATCCTACGGTAAGCCCACAAGGTTCAGATATTGTTGTTGGAACAGACGGAAGCGATTCCAATGCTACAAAAAATTTCACAGCGCAAAGCATCGCTGACCTTTATGTAGAAGTTCCTAATACCCTTCAGCAGGTTCTTGATGCTGGCAACTCTGCCACTCAAGATGTTGTGCTTGATGGCGATATGGAACTTGACAGGCTTACTTTTATGGGTACAACTCCCGTCTCGGACGTAGGCCAGATGGCTTGGAACTCTACTGACGGAACTGTTGACCTGCGCCTTATGGGCGGTAACGTCACTCTCCAGGTTGGCCAGGAGCAGGTTACTCGCGTAGTCAATAAGTCGGGAGTCAACTTTACTCAGGCCGCATATCAGGTAGTAAAAATTCTTGGCGCTCAGGGAAACCGCCTCTCCGTATCTCGCGCAATGGCAGACTCAGATGCAAACAGCGCCAACACACTTGGCATTGTCACCGAGAATATAGCTAACAATGCAGAGGGGTATGTTACCAGCTCCGGATTGGTGCGCGATATAAACACTACGGGGGCTCTTCAGGGAGAGACGTGGGCAGATGGAGATGTTCTTTATTTGTCCCCCACTGTTATGGGTGGCATAACTAATGTAAAACCAACCGCTCCACAGCATACGGTCATTGTTGGGTTTGTCGTAAACGCAAACGCATCCGTTGGTTCAATCTATGTGAAGATTGATAATGGCTACGAGCTTGAGGAGCTTCACAATGTTCGTATTGCCACGGCTACAAACGGTCAGCTTCTACGCTATAACAGCACACTTTCCGTATGGGAGAACTGGACCCCGGATTATATTGTTGAGGGTCAGGTTGGCTCTGTGGGGGGCGCGCCCGCTCAAGTGGCTCCAACTACTGTTGCTGGAGTATTTACCAATGGAGACCCGGCAAATATTCTTGGCGAACCCGATGCTTGGATTGATATAAATATTGAGGGAACGACGTATAGGTTCCCAGCATACGCTTAATTTTAATTAAATAATGGACATTCGCAAGATATCGGTTGGCGCCGATTATAAGTCTGGCGCCATGCATTATATTGTTGAGCAAGAGGTTCTGGGTGGCTCACACAAGATACATCTGATAAAAAGAGATAGCTCAACAGGCAGCATAAAAGTTTGGGTGGAAGCGGACAATGAGGTCTTTCTTTGGAAGGAGTTCAATGAAAACATGCCCATATCTATAGAGTATAACATCAATTTTTAAACACATGAAAGATTCATTCGACAGCTGGCTCGGAGAGTTGGCACAAGAACCCGTTACTCCTGCTTGCAGTATTGACAACCCCGAATGCGATTCATGTGGTAGCTGATGCGCTCTCCATTCTACTTTATTGTTAAGCCAGTAAGCGGACGCAGATACGACAACGTCCGTGATTTTGGCGGAATTGAATTTATTATTAGCTCATCAAAGGAAGACCACAGGGTATCGAATAGGTTCGCTGAAGTTGTTGAGGTTCCTGCTCATTATTCTGGAGAGATAAAGGTTGGTGACACATTGCTGGTGCACCACAATGTGTTTAAGTTTTACAATGATATGCGCGGCAGAGAGCGAAGCGGAAGAAGCTTCCTTGGTGGCGATTTGTTTTTTGTAGACGAGGACCAGTTCTTTATGTTTCACAATGGAGAAGAGTGGAAGTCTATGGGTAAGTATTGTTTTTTGTCTCCATCAGACAAGAAAGACTACTACTTACACAAGACCTCATCAAAGGAACCGCTAGTTGGGCGTATAAAATACATAACTCAAGACCTGTCTCAAATGGGACTGTCAGTTGGTGACGAGGTGGTCTATACGCCGGGGACGGAGTATGAGTTTGAGATAGACGGAGAAAAGCTCTATAGGATGAACAGCAAAAACATTTGTATCTTGCTGTAATGAATTCAAATGAAATTAAAGAGCGAATCATAAGGGCTGGCCAGCGGGCTGTAGAAGAGCTTATTAAGGTTGCTGAGGAGGGAATCATTGTTCACGATGACCCGGACAGCGAGCTGGCTGCGGACCGACTAAAGAATGCCGCAGCAACAAAGAAGCTGGCAATCTTTGATGCGTTTGAAATTTTATCAAGAATAGAACAAGAGAAGGCCGCGTTAAGCGGAGATTCTATTGGTGAACAAACAACTCAAAGTAAGCAGGGCTTTGCAGAACGAAGAGCAAAATAGCATCTATTACATCCTACCGGACTATATACCCACCGCTTTAAGGAATAAAAAAAATAAGGCGCGTTCTTGGCAGTATGGTTATGACGAGAAGAACGACATGGTGGTCATCTCGAAGGACGGGACTATTGGTGATATATATCTGATATCAAATCTGGCAGTCGCCCTTCCGGCGGTACCTAAGGAGGTTTATGCTAGAGACAAAAAAGCGGATGAGCAATACTGGGAGGCGTTTGATTACCCAGCAGAACTCAACAAGATAAAGTCCATATTCCAATGGCACGAAAAGTCAAACGAGTTCAAGTCTAAATGGGTAGACTACATTGAGGGAGAGTTCGATAGACGCGAGCAGGGTTTCTGGTTTATGAATGACGGAGAGCCGACGTATATAACGGGCTCCCACTATATGTACTTGCAGTGGACAAAGATTGACGTTGGTAATCCAGACTTTCGAGAGGCCAACAGGATATTCTTTATTTTCTGGGAAGCTGTTAAGGCTGACCCTAGGGCATTTGGAATGTGCTATCTGAAGATTCGTCGTTCTGGATTTTCATTTATGGGCTCGTCGGAGTGCGTGAACATGGCAACAGTCGCAAAAGACTCAAGGATTGGCATCCTGTCAAAGACTGGTACCGACGCCAAAAAGATGTTTACCGACAAGGTTGTTCCCATCAACAGCAACCTTCCGTTCTTCTTTCGCCCGATTATGGATGGCATGGACAAGCCGAAGACAGAGCTTGCATACAGAATACCGGCATCTAAAATTACCAAGAAGAACATGTCCAACACGGAGGTGGATGATGTGGAGGGCCTTAATACTACTATCGACTGGCGCAATACGGCAGACAACAGTTATGACGGCGAGAAGCTACAGCTCCTTGTTCACGACGAATCAGGTAAGTGGATGAAGCCAGACAACATCCTTAACAATTGGCGGGTCACTAAAACTTGTTTGCGGTTGGGCTCAAAAGTTATTGGTAAGTGCATGATGGGCTCTACGTCTAACGCACTGGATAAGGGCGGTGATAACTTTAAGAAACTGTATTACGATTCGGATACAACAAAGCGCAGCCCGAATGGGCAGACAAAGAGTGGGCTCTATTCTCTATTCATCCCAATGGAGTGGAACTTCGAGGGGTACATAGATAAGCACGGCATGCCTGTTTTACAGACACCAGATAACCCCATTGTGGGCATAGATGGGGACATGATAAAAATAGGAGCTATTGACTACTGGGAAAATGAGGTAGCCTCACTAAAGTCAGACCCAGATGCGCTAAACGAATTCTACCGTCAGTTCCCCAGAACGGAGTCTCACGCCTTCAGGGACGAGAGTAAGCAGTCTATATTCAATCTAACCAAGATATATCAGCAGATTGACTTTAATGACGCCACAATCAAAGAGCACTTTATAACCGTTGGCTCGTTTCATTGGAAGGATGGCATAAAGGACACGAAGGTCATATGGACTCCAGACCCGAGGGGGAGGTTTAAAGTTAGCTGGATACCATCAGCCAGAATGCAAAACAATGTACTGATGCGTAATGGAGTACGTTTCCCCGGCAACGAACACATTGGTTCGTTTGGCTGTGACTCCTATGATATATCTGGAGTAGTAGGCGGCGGGGGTTCTAATGGGGCTCTGCACGGGATGACTAAGTTCAACATGGACGACGCCCCCTCTAATGAGTTTTTCCTAGAGTATGTTGCCAGACCGCAGACAGCAGAAATATTTTTTGAAGATGTTCTTATGGCGTGTGTGTTTTATGGTATGCCCGTGTTGGCAGAAAACAACAAGCCAAGGCTTTTATATCACTTTAAGAATAGGGGGTATAGAAATTTTAGCATGAACAGACCTGACAAGCACTTCACTAAATTATCAAAATCTGAGCGCGAACTTGGGGGTATACCCAACTCAAGCGAAGAGGTAAAACAGGCGCACGCGTCTGCTATAGAGTCTTATATAGAAAAATATGTTGGCTTAGATTTAGAGGGCACATATAGGGACTCGGAGGAGGTTGGCTCTATGTATTTTAACAGGACACTGGAGGACTGGGCTCGCTTCGATATAAACAATAGAACAAAGTTTGACGCTACGATTAGTTCTGGATTGGCAATTATGGCAAACCAAAAGCATCTATATCAGCCTGAGAAAAAGGAAACTAAAATAAGCATTAACTTTGCTAGATATAATAACAAGGGCTTCCAAAGTGAACTTGTCAACAGATGAAAGAAGTTAAAGTAAATATATCAGCCACTGGGTTTCCAAGTCAATTTGTTTCTGATTCAGAGAAAGCCACGGATGAGTTCGGCCTACAGATAGGCCAAGCCATTCAATACGAATGGTTCCGTAAAGATGGAAACGGCTGTAGGTACTACAACCAGTGGAGAGACTTCAATCGCTTGAGACTATATGCTAGGGGAGAGCAGTCGGTTGCTAAATACAAAAATGAGCTGGCTATTGACGGTGACCTTAGTTATTTGAACCTAGACTGGACGCCAGTTCCAATCCTTCCAAAGTTTGTAGACATCGTTGTAAACGGTATGTCTGACAGACTATTCACGGTAAAAGCATACGCTCAGGATGCGGTATCGGCAGAGAAGAGAAACCAATATCAAGATGTCGTAGAAGGCGATATGGTTGCGAAAGATGCTTTGACAAAAATGTCTGAAGCGTTTGGCATCAATCCATTTAATGTTAACCCAATGGAACTCCCCAGAGATGAGGACGAGCTTAAGCTGCACATGCAGTTAAAGTATAAGCCATCCATTGAGATAGCTGAAGAGGAAGCCATCAACACATTGCTTGCGGAAAATCATTACGATGACACACGCAGACGGGTGGACTATGACATTGCAACCATTGGCGTTGGAACAATCAAGCACGAGTTCCTTGCGGGGGATGGCGTTAGAGTTAGCTATGTAGACCCAGCTAATGTGGTTTATAGTTATACAGAGGACCCATACTTTAGAGATTGCTTCTACTGGGGAGAGATTAAAACACTTCCAATTACGGAATTAATTAAGATTGACCCATCGCTCACAAACAAGGACCTTGAAGAAATTTCTCAGTATAGCCAAAGCTGGTATGATTATTATAATGTTGCACAGTTCTATGAGAACGACATCTTCTACAAGGACACGGCAACGTTGTTGTATTTCAATTACAAGACAACTAAGAAGTTTGTCTACAAGAAAAAGATAAACGAAACCGGCGGCTCTAGAGTCATTGAGAAGGATGACACCTTTAACCCACCTGTAGAAATGATGCAGGACGGAAAGTTCGAAAAGGTGGAAAAAACCATCGATGTATGGTATGAGGGCGTCATGGTGATGGGAACAAACATCATGCTCAAGTGGCAGATGATGGAGAACATGGTTCGTCCAAAGTCAGCTACGCAGAATGCCCTTCCAAATTATATTGCTGTTGCTCCCAGAATGTACAAGGGTAACATCGAGTCTTTGGTTAGAAGAATGATTCCATTCGCTGACTTGATTCAGCTCACACACCTCAAGCTACAGCAAGTAATATCGAAGGTTGTCCCTGATGGCGTCTTCATTGATGCAGATGGCCTGAATGAGGTTGACCTCGGAACGGGGGCAGCATACAACCCAGAGGACGCACTACGCCTATATTTCCAAACCGGTAGCGTGGTTGGTCGTTCCTATACTCAGGATGGTGAGTTTAATAATGCTCGCGTACCGATTCAGCAGTTGACAGCCAGCTCTGGGCAATCCAAGATGGCGGCTCTCATTGGGAATTACAACCACTACATGGATATGATTCGTGCGGTGACTGGCCTTAATGAAGCGAGGGATGGTTCTACACCAGACCCCAACGCTCTCGTTGGCGTGCAGAAGCTTGCTGCTCTTAACTCAAATACGGCGACCCGACACATTTTGGAGGGGAGCCTATTTATGACTCGCTCGCTCGCCGAGGCTTTGTCTTGTCGTGTTGCGGACATCTTGCAGTACTCAGACTTTAAGGAAGAGTTCACGATGCAGATTGGCAAGTACAACGTTAGAATACTTGACCAGATTAAAGACCTCTACATTTACGACTTCGGAATCTTTATTGAGGTTTCTCCAGACGAAGAGCAGAAGGCGCAGCTTGAAGCAAATATCCAGATGGCATTGTCGAAGGGAGATATTAGTCTTGAGGATGCCATTGATATTCGCGAGGTTAAAAACTTGAAGCTTGCAAACCAGCTTCTAAAGGTTAAGAGGGCTAAGAACTTTGAGCAAATGCAAATGGCAGAGATGCAGAAGCAACAAGCTCAGGCTCAGATAAATATGCAGTCACAACAGATGGCTGCTGAGATTGCTGCTCAAAAAATACAACTCGAGTCTCAATCTAAGATGCAGGTTAAGCAGGCCGAGATTGCATTCGAAATTGAAAAGATGCGCAATGAGGCAGAACTGAAGAAGTCTTTGATGGCCGAAGAGTTCTCATACCAGATGCGCATTAAGGGCGTAGAGGTTGGGGCCTTGACGGAGAGAGACAAGATGAAAGAGGACGAGAAGGCCAAGAGAATTGACCGACAAAATACTCAGCAGTCTAAGCTCATAGAGCAGCGCCAAAAAACATTGCCCTCCATCAACTTTGAATCAAACGAAGACTCGTTGGATGGCTTTGACTTTGCAGAATTTGAGCCCAGATAAGGGTTCATTTTTTTGTTATAATTTTGTATCAAAATCAAATCTATGGAATTTAAGGTAAAAGAGGTTGGTTCTATTGAAGCCAAGTCTGTCCAAGAGGTCGAGCAAGAACTTTTGGATAAGCATGAAGCTGAGCTGAATCAATCACAACAAGACGAAGTTGTTGAACCACAAGAGACAACGACAGAGTCAACGCAAGAATTAAAAGAGGAAGACGTTCTTTCATTTATTGGAAACAGATACGGCAGAGAGATTAAATCGCTAGACGATTTAATTGAAGTCAGACAAGAATCTTCAGAACTTCCCGAGGATGTCGCAGCCTATCTTAAGTACAAAAAGGAAACGGGTCGAGGTATCAATGATTTCGTTAGACTAAACGAGAACATAGATGACAAAGACCCAGACGAATTATTGGCTAACTATTACGCCGCAATTGAATCCGACTTAGACTCGGAAGATATTGAGTTCATGCTAAACGAAAAGTTTCATTACGATGAGGACTTGGACGATGAGGCTGATGTTAAGCGTAAAAAATTAGCCAAGAAAAAAGAGCTCGCAAAAGCTAAGCAGCACTTTAAGGAACAACGAGAGAAGTATAAAGCGCCACTTGAGTCAAGTACGGATGCCACTTCTGGAGTCAGCCAAGAAGAGCTCGAAGCTTATAGAGAATATATGTCAAATGCCAAGGGTGTCGAGGAGGAGAATCAGAAACGATACGAATGGTTTCAGCGAAAGACAGATGAGGTCTTCGGTGACGGGTTCAAAGGTTTTGAATTTAATGTCAACGATAAGACGTTCAACTTTTCTCCAGCTGAAGCTGCGGAACTAAAGAAGGCGCAATCTGATATTATGAATTTCTTTAAGAAGTTTACTAATGAAGATGGTCTAATTGAAAACGCCGGCGCATACCACAAGGCTTTGGCCGTAGCCATGAATCCAGAAAGATTTGCCAAGTTCTTCTACGAACAGGGCATGTCTGACGCTGTTGACGATTTGTCTAGAAAGTCTAAGAACATTAATATGGACGTTAGACAATCTCCACAAACCGTTAGCAAAGGCGGATTCAAGGTTGCATCCCTCTCTCCAGATTCTGGAAGAGGTCTTAAAATAAGAAAAAAATAACCCTTTAAATCTGACAAAAAATGGCAGGTTCATTACAATCAGTACCCGGCTACGCTTTACAGCCCAGTGCTGAGCAGGTGCTTCTTAGCACCAACTACATCACGAACTTCGACTTCTTGAACCAGTATCTTCCCGATACCTACGAGAAGGAGTTCGAGCGCTATGGTAACCGTACTATAGCATCTTTCTTGCGCATGGTAGGTGCAGAAATGCCCTCTAACTCTGACCTTATCAAATGGGCAGAGCAGGGTCGTTTGCACACCAAGTACACCAACGTAACTTCTGCTGCATCTGCTGCGGCTGACACGGCTACGTTGACCATCAACGACACGCTTGTTCCCGGCTCCGGTAGCATTGCGATTCGCGTTGGACAAACCATCATGGTTTCTCAGAACGCTACGGCCAACAACTCCAACAAGGCTATTGTTACTGCTGTAGACACTGGCGCTGGAACTATTGACGTTGCATACTACGAGGCAGGCGGTCAGACTTTTGCTGCTGCTACGGCTTGTTCTTTGTTTGTTTACGGTTCTGAGTTCAAGAAGGGCACCGAAGGCATGAGCGGAAGCCTCGAGGCTGACGACGAAATCTTCGAGAACAGCCCCATCATCATCAAGGACAAGTACGCTGTATCTGGTTCTGACATGGCTCAAATCGGGTGGGTTGAGGTTACCACGGAGAACGGCGCTGCTGGTTACTTGTGGTATTTGAAGTCTGAGCACGAGACTCGCTTGCGCTTTGAAGACTACTTGGAGACCGCTATGGTTGAAGCAGTTCCTGCTGAGACTGGTTCAGGTGCTATTGCTGCTACCGGCGACGTTGGTAACAAGGGCTCTGAAGGTATCTTCTATGTTGTAGGCCAGCGTGGTAACGTATGGTCAGGTGGTAACCCCTCCACTCTTGCTGAGTTTGATACCATCATCGAGCGTTTGGACAAGCAAGGCGCTATCGAGGAGAACGTAATCTTCTTGAACCGTCAGTTTGGCTTTGACGTTGACGATATGTTGGCTGCTCAAAACAGCTACGGTACGGGCGGTACTTCTTACGGTTTGTTTGACAACGACGAGACTATGGCTTTGAACCTCGGCTTCAAAGGCTTCCGTCGCGGTTATGACTTCTACAAGACCGACTGGAAATACTTGAACGACCCCACGATGCGCGGTGGATTGTATGGTGGTAAGATTAACGGCTTGTTGGTTCCTGCTGGTTCTACGACCGTTTACGACCAAATCCTTGGCAAGAACGCTAAGCGTCCTTTCTTGCACGTTCGCTATCGTGCTTCTGAAACGGAAGACCGTCGCTACAAGACTTGGATGACTGGCTCTGCTGGTGGTGCTGCTACCTCTAGCTTGGATGCCATGGAGGTTCACTTCTTGTCTGAGCGTGCTGTTTGTACCTTGGGTGCTAACAACTTCGTATTGTTCGAAGACTAATCCTTAATCGGATTCCAATGGGGGAGGGTTCTTCCCTCCCCCTTTTTTTTTAAAACTTAAATCATATCAAATGTCAAAAGAATATGTAGCGACTAAAGACAAGTCGTATGTTCTCAAGCGTAAGAACGCACCGCTAACCTTGATGTTGGCATCTCGTAATACGAGAAGAAAACCACTCCTTTATTTTGATGGACAAAGCAACCGACCACTTCGGTATGCCAGCAACCAACGCTCTCCGTTTGAGGATGAGCAGGATGGCAATGCGGTATTGGAACCCATTATCTTTGAGAATGGCTTTCTTCACGTCCCCAAAACCAACCCGGTCTTGCAGCATTTCTTAGAATTGCATCCTAGCAACGGCTCTATTTACGTTGAGCTAGACAATGAAAAGGATGCGATACAAGAAATGGAAAGACTTGACATGGAGGTTGAGGCCTTGATTCAGGCTAAGTCTATGGATATTGAAATGCTCGAGCTTGTTGCTAGAGTGTTGATTGGCTCTAGCGTTGATAAGATGACGACCGCAGAACTTAAGCGCGATGTCCTTGTGTATGCCAAGACCAGACCAATGGACTTTTTGGATGTCTTAAATGACCCATTGCTGTCCCTTCAGGGCAAGGTTATTAAGTATTTCGATTCTGGATTGTTGCGACTCCGTAATAACAACAGAGACGTTTACTTTAATTTACCCGGCAACAAATCTAAAATGTTGACCATTCCACACGGAGAGTCCCCCCAGTTTATTGTATCTTCATATTTACAAAGTGACGAGGGTATTGAGACTATCAAGCTATTGGATAGAAACCTAGAGTAAGTTGTTTTGTGTTTTAGTGTTGGAGAGGGGCTGCGAATAGCGGCCCCTTTTTTTTATCTATCTTTGTGAAAAAGTTGGCATATGATAGATTCAGTGCGCAATACCGTGCTGTCGGTAATAAATAAAAATAACTACGGATACATCTCTCCGGCTGATTTTAACCAGTTTGCAAAGCAGGCTCAGTTAGATATTTTTGAGCAGTACTTTCAAAAGTATAACAATCAGATTAACAAGGAGAACGCCCGTATGTCTGGTACTGGATTGGCCGATATAACCAAACAGTATGAGGAGGTCATATCTACCTTTTCTGAATCAGCCCAACTTACTCAGGTATCTGGAAACTCTTACGCGCTTCCAGCTGATTATTACCTTTTAGATGTAGTACAATACAATCCAACAACAAAGATTGTTGAGCCTATCGCTGAGAGCAAGTTGCGATATATGTCCTCTACGCTTATGGCGCCTACGCAAACATTCCCATTGTATGTGCAGCGTGGCAACAATATTGAAATTCAGCCATCTACAATCAATGGAGCAACGGACATCACTGCGTTTTACATAAGATATCCTCAGGACCCCAAGTGGACTTATTTCACACTCGTAAATGGCGAGCCTGTATTCAACCAGTCAGCCCTTGATTATCAAGACTTTGAGTTGCCAGCCACGGATGAACCTGAGTTGGTCAATTTGATTTTGCAATACGCTGGCATCTCAGTAAGAGAGGGCGATATCTATACATTTGGAAACGCAGAGGAACAAAAAGAAAACGCTAGCGAACAATAAACCATGGCATACCTAACCGAGTATCAATATTATGCGAACAGTGGCTCTTCTCCTGATGATGCCAACTGGGGCACCTATCAGTATGTTAGCCTTGAGGATATTGTAAACAACTTCATGCTTATCTATGCGGGTAATCACGAGCTCGTGAATAATACAAATAGATATCAGGTTTTGTTTCACGCCAAGCGCGGCATTCAGGAACTCAACTATGACGCATTTAAAGAAATTAAGGTTCTTGAACTGAGCGTAGATAGTCAACTTAGGTTTGTTCTGCCTTCCGATTACGTAAACTGGGTGCGCATCTCTATGTACAAAGATGGCGTCATATTCCCGCTAACAGAAAATATCCAGCTCAATAGCGCAAAGGCATACCTTCAGGACGGAAGCGGCAAGATATTGTTTGACCAAAGCGGCAACATTATTGAGCCCACTTTTTCAAACATCGACTACGATAGAATTACGGGACAGCAGAAGAGCATATACCTCAATGAGGGAAGTCCTTTTGATGGGCAGGAAGGTTGGTTCTATAATGGCTCTTGGTATTTTGAATACGGCATTGGAGGGTGGTATGGTCTTAACACGGAGACGGCAAACGCTAATCCCACATTTAGAATAGACAAGAAGGCTGGCGTTATAAACTTCAGCTCAGGAATGGACAACAAGGTTTGTATCCTTGAGTATGTTTCTGATGGCATGGAGGGCGGTGACGCCTCTTTGATTACGGTCAACAAGCTATTCGAAGATTACATCTACGCATACATTAGATATGCCATCCTGTCCTCCAAGCTTGGAGTGCAAGAATACATTGTCAATAGAGCTCGCAAGGAAAAGACGGCGTTGTTGCGCAATGCCAAGATTAGAATTAGCAACATCCACCCCGGAAGATTGCTTATGAATTTGCGTGGTCAAGATAAGTGGATAAAGTAACATGAACGTACAGAACAACTTTATAAAGGGTCGCATGAACAAGAGCCTTGATGAGAGGCTCATACCCAACGGAGAGTACGTTGATGCACTCAACGTGGAGGTATCTTCTGTTGAGGGCACCAATGTTGGTTCTGTAAAAAACGTAAGGGGTAACACCCAACTAACTACCCTCGAGTATAACGGCTCGGCACTAAGCAGCAGCGCTGTGTGTATTGGCGCTATTCAAAACGATTCAACTGAGACTATTTACTGGTTTGTTCACTCTCCGGTAGATGGCGTTGATATGATTGTATCCTATAATGAGGTTATTGATGCACTGACATACCACGTTATATCTACGTCTGTTTTAAACTTCAACCCACAATACTTAATCACGGGGGTCAATATTGTAGATGACCTGCTTTTGTGGACCGACAACTACAATCAGCCAAGAAAGATTAACGTCAATAGACACTACCCCTTTCCCGTGGCTGGCGTTGACCAAATATCTGAGGCAGATATTGCATTGATAACCGCACCTCCGTCGGCCTCTCCTGTAGTAACAACACTTACCGCAGGGGGATTTGAGAATTTTATAGATACCAGATTTGTATGTTTTGCGTACAGATATAAGTATAAAGATGGGGAGTATAGCGCATTGTCTCAATTTTCTAATGCTGCATTTGTGCCCGGTGTTTTTGAGCTTGATGACGACACCGTAACCAATACGGGAATGTCTAGCTTATTTAACGCTGCTGAGATTACAATAAATACTGGCTCCGACCTAGTAGTTGGCATAGATGTTTGCTTTAAGCTTAATGACTCAAACATTGTTAATGTAATTGAGAAGTTTGATAAGGATGAGCAGGGATGGGCAGATAACGCCAGTGTGTCTGTCAAGTTTTCGGCAAACAAAATATACACTACGCTTCCAGAAAGTGAGTTGCTAAGGGTGTATGACAATGTGCCGCGTTTAGCAAAGGCGCAAACCATTATGGGGAATCGCGTCACATTTGGAAACTATGTAGATGGATACGATATTGTTGATTCTGATAATCAGCCAATAACCATTGACTATACCGTAGAGCCAATTAGTGAATCCATCCTTGCCGATGGCCTTACTGATTCAACGAATAATGGAGGCGCATATTATATTGCACCTCCAGTACCCGTTCCAGACTCAATCATTGAGGTAGACTTTAGTAATGTATCCATAGAAGAGGGAGACGTTTTCTACATGGATATAAATTTTGACTTAGGGGCAACAACGGCCGTGGGAACATCGGTAACGTTGAACCCCATGACTCCATTTAGTATAAGGTTTGTTATAACGGCTGACGCAAATTATGCTACAGCGTATGACTTCTGGAATTCAACGCATTTTCAGGATACCATAGGGACAGCTGTAAACATACAGCCAGTAGATACTATATGCACGGGCTTGACTTGGACGGACATATTTGAGTGTGCTGTACCAAACCCAGTGGATACCGCAACCCCTCCCGGTGGACCATGGGTAAAAGAAGAGTATGGCACTACGGCAGCATCGACTCCGATAATTACAGCTTCAGTTGCCGCTAGTGATGTTATATCATTCCAGTTTCCTGTAACTAAGTTTGTTCGGGCGAACGATACGGCGCCATACACTAGATATATCGCTCAGTATTTTTCAGCCACATCCGTCTCTTCTGTTTTTTACAAGAAAGACCAAGCTAACAGTTTGCACAGCAATACGGGATACGATATTGGAATCATATACATGGATGAGTTTGGACGAAACTCAACGTCTGTTATTTGTGAAACCAACAGCACATTCTTCGGACCTAATACATCATCAAGCAAAAACTTTATTAGGACTAGAATAAACCACCTCCCCCCCAAGTGGGCAACGACATATAAGTACACTATAAAGCCATCCAAAGGCAATTACAACATTGTATATAGCCGTGAGTTTTATAATACGGTAGCGATGGGCAATGAGTACTGGTTTCTTCTTGAGGGCCAGAACCAGTTGCTTCCAAAGCCCGGGGATAGTTTGACAGTAAAGACTGACACCAACGGACCAGTTTCGTCATTGGTAACTGTTGACGTTCTTGATGTTCAGTATCAACCAGATGGCTTTATTTCTGGAGCTCCCGATGGTTTATATATGAAGATAAACGCTGGCAAGTTTTCACTCGGAGGCTCCGTTAATACGTTCATAGCTTTTGAAACGGAAGCGGAGGCAGTGAATGATGAACTGTACTATGAGAGCTCTCAATCATTTCAAATTGTTGGAGGATATCATAGGGGTAATGTCTTGAACCAAGGACCATCGCAGCCAGCAATATCTAATTTGGACTTCTTCAATTGCTATACTTTTGGAAATGGCGTAGAAGGGTATAGGTATTCAGATGGAATAACATCTAGCGCTGTTGTTATAGGAAACAGATTCAGCGCTGTTGCAGAAGAGGACTACATAGAGGCGCATCGTTTTGCGTCCGTCATATACAGTGGCATCTATAACGCTGACACCAACGTCAATAAGCTTAACGAGTTCAACACAGCCCTTGTCAACTATAAGGATTTGGAGCGCTCATTCGCCTCTATTCAAAAGCTTCACGGAAGACAGACAGACATCCTTGTTCTTCAGGAGGATAAGATATCTTATGTACTTGCGGGCAAGAACTTATTGTCTGATGCCGCTGCGGGCGGAGCCATCACTTCTGTTCCGGAAGTTCTTGGTACTCAGATTGCTAGACTCGAGGAGTATGGCATCAGTCAGAACCCCGAAAGCTTTGCCTCATTTGGTAAGGATAAGTTCTTCACCGACGTGACCAGAGGGGCAGTCCTTAAGCTCAGTGGCTCTAGCTATAATAATGAAACACTTGAGGTTGTATCCGAATACGGAATGGGCTCTTGGTTTAGAGATGAGTTTAACAACTCTCCGCGCTCACAGAAGCTCGGTGGATATGACCCATACCTAGATGAATATGTCCTTTCAATTAAAGCGGATGACGCTGTTGAGTGGACTCCAACGGTAGTCCCATGTGGCACTCTTATTAATACAAACATCGGAGCTGACGAGGTGACTGAGTTCACGCTTGCCCTTGGTGATGCCACAGGCTCATTTAATCTTGTGTGGACGATTGGTCCTATTGCTGGAACCATTGAGTTCCAAGTTATATACAATGGAACCACAACATCTAGCGGTGCTGTCACTACATCTGGAAGTATGGCCGTAAGTAAATCTACAGCCTTCCCAGAAAATGCAACCGTTAGAATTATATCAGTGGGAGCTGGTGCTCAGTATCAACTAGAAATAACCTGTCTATAATGAGCGATAAAACACTATCTTATAGCCCATCCGTAAAGGGATTTCCCACATTTTATTCCTACATTCCAGAATATATTATTGGAATGAGTGATAATCTGTATACGTTCAATGGCGGTAATATATTTAAACACCACACCAATGAAAGTCGCGGTGAGTTTTATGGCGTTCACAATTCTCCAAACTGCTCAATAACTACGGTGTTCAATCAATCGCCAACAGAGAATAAAGTATTCAAGACTATATCCCTTGAGTCTGACGACTCATGGAAAGCCGAGGCGGTTACCGATTTGCAGACTGGTGTTATTGAGAGCGGATGGTTTGAACTTAAAGAAGGCTCATACTTTGCTTTTATTAGGGCGCATGAGAATGTAGTTAATCTAAAGCAGCGTTCCGTCAATGGCATTGGAACTGCGGTTAGCGTTACCAATGTTGGCGGAAGCCTGTATGAAATTGATTTCGGATTCAATGTCGGAACGATGATTAGCAATGGAGATGCTATCTACTTTTATTCAACGCCCCAAGAGTTGTTGGTCGGCGATGTTGTTAGTGTATCGTCAGATTATACAACCGTAACAGTGGATGCCACAGCCGGGCCCGTTCCATCTCCGGGAAACTATATATTTTATGTTAAAAATCCTCAAGCAGAATCACATGGAACACTGGGTTATTTCTGCGAGGTTACATTAACGAATGAAAACACACAGCCTGTGGAGCTCTTTAGCGCTGAGGCTGGCATATTTAAGTCATATCCTTAAACTATCTTTGTAAAGTTATGCCAATACCATTACCCGTATTAATATCAGTTGGAGCTCAGGTTGGAGGTTCTTTGATGAGCTATACCCAAGCGGCCCAGCAAAAAAAATACATGAAAGAGGCTGAAGCTGCTGCCGCTAAGGCGGTTGCAGATGCTAGGGCTAAGCTTACGCAGGCTCCGCTTGAAAGACTTCAGGTTCCCACTGAAGCATATGAGACGGCTCAGCGCGAGATAACGGCACAGTCTATGCAGGCCATAGAGGCTGCAAGAGAAGCGGGAGCTAGGGAACTCGCTGCCAGTGTTGGAAGAGTTGGCGCCCTTGGCCTCACTGCCGCTGAAAAGCAGCGCGAAGCAATGGCTCAAGATATTTATAAAAGAGATTTAGCTGTCGCTGAGGATGAAGCCAGAAGACTTGGCTTGCTATCAAATCTTGACGTAAGGGAAGCCTTCGGCGCTCAGGTGGCAGCAGCGCAGGCTGAGGAAGCCGCTGGCAAAGCAATGACGAGCGGAACAATGGGATTGGTTAATGCCGCTGGCACACTAGCCACTGGGATGCCCTTATATAAAAAGGCCAGAGAGGCCGCAGCTGGAATGGAGGCGGCAGAGGGAATTGGTCAATCGCTTGGTGAGATAGGCGGTCAGGCAGGAAGTCAGATTGGTCAGGGATTAATGCCCGGAGAGTCTGATATGTTCAATCAATTCCAGTCTCAACAGCAAAAGCTGAAGGAGTACATGGATAAGAACTATCCTACTGGATATGAAGGATATGTAATGGATACCCAAAGAGGACAATCGGGTTATCCAAATGTGTTTTTGAATCAAGTTTCTCAATCCGTAGACCCATATATGATGTTCCTAATGGGCCAATACAATAAGTAAGACCAATGGCTAAGAGTTATTTAGGATACGTTAAGCGGGGCGATGAGGCGTTTGTTGATTGGGCGTCCATAGGTAAAACGTTATCTGATGATTTGATACAAATCTCAGAAGAGAGAAAGCAGAAGCGTCAGGCTATTGACGATAAAACTAGAGAGACTCTTGTTGCTGCTGAAAAAATGCAGCAGAATTTGCCGCCGACATCTAGTGATTATTTCATGGATGGCGCGTCAAACATCCGCGAAGCATTATTGCTAGCGGAGAAGCAGATGAAGGCCGGTCTTCTAGACCCAAATGAATATTTAAAGAAGCGTCAGAACATTATGGATGGCGTTAACCTGTTGGCTGATGCGGCTCAGCAGGATAGAGACCTTTACGCTAAGGCTATGGAGCGCTTGCAGAATGGCGAGGCGGGAGCGCTTGAGCAATTTAAAAACGAAATGCTGGACAAGTATCGAGACCCAGCTAGTACAGCCATCTTTGTTGACCCACTAGGTTATAGTGTTGTTATTGCGGAAAAAGATAAAGACGGAAACGTGATTGCAGACCCATCTAAGTATATGGGTATTGCCGCAATGACGGCCCAATCAAAAGACCAGATTAATAAGTACGATGTTCCGGCAGAAGTATCTAAGAGAGTGAAGGTTCTTGGGGACTACACCCGTTCAATCAGAGCGGGAGGCGTCATGGCGTTGAAGGACATCATGCAGCGAAAGGAATATGTTCAGGCAGAGAACGATATCATAGCGTCCATGATGACGTCTCCTAGAAACATCGGTGGTATTCTTACAGACTATTTAGATTATACGTTTACCGTAGACCCAAAAGAGGCGGCATCCGACCCAAAGAAGATATTGGTAGAGCAGGACAGCTCTGGTTTATACCAACCCAAACCTACGGAAGAGCAGCGCAAGGCAGCCGCAGAGGCGGTTCGCGCTCAGCTCAGAGTACAGCTTGACCGCGCTGAAACTCCCATGCCTATTCAGCGTCCGACGGAAGCAGAACTTGGAAGGGGAGAGCAAAAGAAGCAGAACCTCGCACACCTCGAGCTCGTTCGTAAGCTCTACTCAGGAAGCGCTAATGAAGCAGCCGTTGCTGCTGATGCCATACGCGCACTGAACCCAGCCATTAAGTCTATTAATAAGACTGCTGATGGCAATATGAACATCACGTTTACGGATGGAAGAATTGAAAGACTTGCCATGCCAAAGGCTCCAACTGGTGCCTCAAGTGGTTTTGAGCAGTTTGCAACTAGAGCCGGTGGCTTCTTGATTCCGGGATTGCCTATTGAGCAGACCTTCATTGATTGGCAGAAGAGTCCATACAAGGGGCGCAGCGAAGATTATGCGGGTCAAGGATTCACATCGGCTGGAGCGCTTGACCCAAGGGCTGAATCAACCAAGATACTCACAGAGTCTAATATCGCTGACCCAAGTGTGTTTGGATTATTTCAAGAAGAGGCACTACCAATTATGGACAGAGTCGCTAAGGCTCTTGGAGCCGGGTATTCAGCTAAAACCACTGGCACATTGGCTGGTGATGAGATAACTATCACAACTCCAGAAGGTAAAGAATTTGTTGTTGAGTTTGACTACACAGATGAGGCTGACCGAATTGCTGAGATGACTAAGCTTAAGACGTTTATTGAAGATGAGCTTAAGAAAAAACAATCAACTCAAACAACAACCCAAACAACCACGGTTACTGGCGAGCTCGATTAAGAAGCATAGCTAATAATTTATTAAATTTGGAGCATGAATGACGAGCTCAAAAAGTTATACGACACCCTCGTATCTAAGGGTTACTATACCAACTCATATGAAGAGTTTATAGTTAAGTACGAAGACCCACAATATAGAGATAAAGTATTTGGTGTTGTAACTAGAGACGGCTTATATACCAAAGGGCGTGAAGAGTTCGATGTAAAGTATGCTCCATTAAAAAAAAAAGAAGAACCTTCAGAGGTTTCTTTTCAAGAAGAGCAGTTGGCTTCTCCTATGGAGACGCCTACTTTGGCTTCTTTACCCGGGCGTGACCTTACACTCCCCCCGTCTCCACGCTTAGCGCCACAGACGCAGCAGGCTATCCAAGAGGCGGGCGGTGTTGCTCCACAAGAGCAGCCCATTCCTGTGCCATATGAGACTAGACCAACCGAGGTTGTTACCGAGGAGGGCATTACTATGGACCTTGAGACCGGCGCTATTGCTGGCGAAGAAGGGATATCTCCAGAGGCTCAGGCAGTTATGGAGGGTCGCATTGAAGAGGGCGCCGTTGAGATGCCGCAACCCGAGGAGATAAAGGCTCCAGAGGTTCCAACGCTTGCCGCCCCATTTGTTGCATTTAACCAAGTAGTAAAAGGTTTAGTAAAACCCAAAGAGGATAAATCAGAATTACTTGAGCCAGTAGAAGTTACTGCTGGAGAGTGGGTTGGCGACAAGTGGAACGGTCTCATTGAGGGATTTGGAAACTGGGTTAACAATATCCGAGAAGAGAACTCACTGAACGGTCAGGTGATTGCTCGCTTTATTGAGGACAAAAAAGATAAGCACCCCGACTTATATGTTATGTATAAGAAGGCCATTGATGATGGCTACTCAGATGCCCTTGCGGCCAATGCGGCATACATGGAATACTTTGCCACGGTAGACAAGGGTATTGAGAATGAAGTTCTACCATATATAAAGGAAGCGGGCCGAGAGGAAATTATCAAAAAGGCTGGATACGCCATTGATAAAAGAAAAGAGAGAGAGCTTCAGGATAGATTCTTTTCGGGTGCCGTTCGTGGACTAATGACCTCGTTGCCCGCGATGGCAACATCTGCTTCTACGATGGGCTTATCTTTTATGGACATGTCTTATCAGGCGGCGGAAGAGCAATTAGCAAATGAGCTTGCTGCGAATCCAGACCTTCAAATGACTGAGGCTCAAAGACAAACATACTTACTCGCCACCGCTGGCATTGAGGGAATACTTGAAAGAGTTGGTTTGAGAAACACCCTGAATGGGATGCCCATGGTGAAAAGAATTTTGGCGGGTAAGGTTCTTACCCGACTTGCTGGAATGGGCGAAGACGTGGGAGCCGAGGCTTTTGAAAGAGTTGTTCGCCAAGAAGCCAAGGGATTAAGGGGATACGCCAGTAAGATTACAAAGGGTGGCCTCTCTGAATTTGAGACGGGTGCTCTTCAGGAGTTGTCAAATGATTTGATTAATCAATATGTAACCGACTCTCAAGGCAAGAATATTTTCAAGCCAAAGACCGCACAAGAAATTGTGATGGACGTGCTATATGCCGGAGCTCAAGAAGCTATTGGCGGTGGCATTATAGCTGGAACAGTCGGTGCATTCTCTAGACCTGAGGGTGTTACATCAGAAGACTTCAAGCAGGCCAAGGAATTTGTTGGCGCAATTAAAAGAGAAAAAGTATCTGAGTACATCGACCAACAGGTTGCTGCTGGTAAGATGGAACGAGCCGAAGGTGATAGGGTGATTGCCAATGTTGATGAGTTCATTGACGTTCTTGGTAAAATCCCCGAGGATATGCCGGAGGAAGCTCAGGCAGAGATGTTTAATCTCGTAAGAGAAAAGCAGTTAACTTTAGAAAAGGTCGCCGGTAAGGACGATGCGGTTCAGTCTATAGCAAAAGAAAAGGTCGCTAAGATTGATGAGAAGATAAAAGAACTATATACAAAATCACAAGAAGATGCCATTCAAGAGCAAGCAACAAGTGAAGTTCCTGTTCAGCCAGAAGCCAGAGTTGGCGAAGAAGTGGCGGAAGGAGCACCCCAAGCAGAACCTGAAGTCGCTCCCGAAGCGCGTGTCGAAGAAGAAGTAACCCTCACTGAGGAGGAGCAACAACAACTCGAAGACCTCAAGGCTGAAGCGCTTGGTCAAGCACCAGTAGCTGCCGCCACAAATGAAGAGGTTGCTGCCGTATTCGAGGGGGGTAGAAAGCTCTCCGACAATCTGGTCGTTAATGAGACGGGCGCACAGCCACTCACTAAGGAGCAGACTCGCATTGAGAAGCTCGCCGTTCGTGGAGCTAAGGCCATTCAAAAGCTGTTGCCCGATGTGAAGATTATACTTCACGCCACAGGCGAGGAGTTCTCTAAGAACACCGGAACAGCAGCGACAGATGAGGGCGCCTACAACGATGGCGTAATCCATATCAACCTTGCGACAGCGGACGCAAGCACGGTAGCGCACGAGGTGTTCCATGCTATATTCTTGAACAAGGTTAGAACGGACTCCAAGGCTCAGGCTGTGGCCAAGACCATGATGGAGAATGTCCGCAAGACTCTTGCGGATGACAGTGCCCTAGCAAAAGAGATTGATGCCTTCGCACAGAACTACGACGAGAACTTCCAGAATGAGGAGCGCCTCGCTCAGCTCATGGGTGCGCTGTCTAGAGAGTACGTCAACGCAACGTCGACGGTTAAGGGACAGATTGTAGAGTTTATTAAGCGATTGGCGAGAGCATTCAATGTGTCTCTTCCTTCTGAGTTTGGTAAAACCGACGAGAGCGTAACCGCTATGCTTGACGTCCTCGCCCGCAAGGTTGCGAGAGGCAAGGCGATTGTAGCGGCTGACCTCGTTGTTCTTGATAGCGCTGCGGAGCCCGGCTCAACAGTCGCATCTGGCACTGTTGCTGAGAACATTAATGAGAAGGGCTCAGATTCTATAAACATAAACGCCACACGCAAGCAGCAGCTTAACCGAGGTGGCATCGACATAGAGGCTATCAAGCGCGGTAGCATCAACGACTTGTCGGGCGCTAATGCGTTTGTATTTGCAGCCGACCAAGCAACCTATGGTGAAATTGAGAGCCCATCTGGAACGAGATACTTCTTCAAGGGTGGATACCTATACCCCTATGGTAGCGGTATGGGCTGGGCGTTTACTAGCGAGACGGCAGCCAACAAGATTCTAAAGAAAGTAAAAGAGAGCGATGGTGTAGGATTGGTGATGTCTCAGGCTTCTGATGGTATTGCTGGTAGCCTTTCCTTTTATGAATATCTAATGGCGGAAATTCAGAACGCCGTCATGAAGGGCGCGTCTCCACAGGAATTGATTGACTATGTCAACGCCAAACTTAGAACAGCATCAAGAACTCCCGGCGTTACTATTGCCGAACAGCTAGAGAAGAAAGGACACAAGGGACAAATAGAAACCTTGGAAGACCTGAGAGACCTTATGCCCATTGAAGGCAAGGGAGTAATCTCATATGACACTCGTGGTGCATTCACTAAGTCGTTCTTCTCTGCCACCTCTTATGAGCGCTTTGGGATACCGCCATTGATGCCAACGGCAAAGATGAAGACGGGCGTTCTTGACTATGTCAACGACCCATCTCTTGAGAAGGTACAATATGGAGATATTATATCTGCTATTCAGTTCAATAAGGACAGCAAGGTAATCGATACCCGCAAGGAGGGAATGGATACCCACCCCTCTTATCCGTTTGTTATTGAGGGGACACCCATAATGGTGTTCGATAAGGCCGTGGATGTGCGCAAAGTATATCCCAAGGCCAAGCCAGTAACCGGTCCTCAGATAGAGATTGGAGAAAGAGCGAAGCCTCAGGCTGCACGCTCCGCCATGGGCGCTCAGTATGTCGCTGAGATTCCTACCGATATAGTTGAGGAGCCCACGGTCATTACTCTAGAAGATGCCCTCCCAGCAGCTCAGCTTACGGGAGAGCAGCAGATGGCTATCGAGAACATCAAGGTCAAGAAGCCAGCACTTCGTCAGAAGAAGGCGATGACCAACGAGGAGGCTCGTGAAAGCCTGAACAGAAAGGGAAGAAAACCATATCCAACAAGTACCGATGATGCTCTTACCGCGGACGAAGTGAGGGTGTACTTCATGGATGAGGATTTCAATTGGCGTAGAGAATTCTATCAGCCTTACAACAATGTAGCCAACTTGTTTGCCGAAATGGCAAACGACCCAGACTTCCACATATTCCCAAGCATTATTATGCGGGGTGGATTTATGACTATGGACACTTCGGTTGAGAATCCGGAGCTTGAAATGAACATACGTATCAGCCCTAAAGAGGGTAATGTTATATACATAGATGGCATTGAATTATTTGACCCAAGGCTTGCTGGAACTGGAGCTGGCACTAGGTTAATGAATCGTATTACGGCAGCCGCCGATAAACTTGGCCTGACTATTAAACTTGATGCGTATCCAACAAAGCGATATCAAGGAGACCCGGTAACTCGTAAAGAGTATTCTGAAGCCAAGCTCGCAAAGATGGCCAAGGACTTGACTAAGTTCTATGAGAAGTTTGGATTCTCTGTTACTCGAGTAGCTTATGATGGTGCGCAAAGCATGAAGCGCTCACCTCAGACCCTTGAAACTAAGAACGCTATGCGTCAGAAGAAGGGATTGATTACCATCACTCCGACTGAAGGCATTAAGTATCAGAAGGCTGGTATCCAAGAGAAGTACCAGCAGGAAGCCATTAAGATGCTGGGGGAGATACTTCCAGTTCTTGAAGATAGCGGTCGCTTTTTCACGGCAATGGGCTATAAAAAAGATGGAGTAGAGCCCACCAGCGAAGAAATCCTTCAAGCGAGTAGAGCCGAAGGCATTGTTGAAAGGGTTTTAGATAGCCTATTATTTGATTCAGATACATCCGCCGATGTTAATAGGGCAGACGTTAAAAAAACAAATCTCAAAGATGTTAATGCTGTCATCCTATTGGCCAACCGCCTATTCCCAAAAAGCAGCTCTCCAGCACAGGCTGTATATAGATTTCTAGAATCTATAGCGTTTGCTATAGGCGCACAGGTTAACCAAACTGATAGTTATATAATTGACTTTCTTAAAATATACGATGGCGATAACATCACCAAAGATATTCTTGGTCAGGCAAAAGAAGCAGACCGGATGGGTCTCAGTAGGAAAACGGTTGCGGAAATTGAAGAGAAGGCAGAAAGTGATTATCACAGAATGCGTGTGCTAAACGAATATCAAGTCACTCAAGATGACACTATAAAGAAATGGGCAGCCTTTCTACAACATGAAATCGGTATACCCCCCGCCATTCGCTTGATGCTTTTCGATGCTGTCGTCACACATAACTACGACGCTAGAACAGGGAGCTACAAAAAGAGAAATCGCCAAACTCTTCGTAACTACACGCCATACGACGAGGGCACCATTAGTAGAATGGTTGGCGAGCAGACCATATCATCAGACGCAGTATTAAAAGAATACGTTGAGACGATGATGGCCAACGCGCCCAATGTTGTTAAGGCATTTAAGATGTACGATACCGCTGAGGGCACGTGGCTTAAGTTCCCCGGTGGCGACGGTGTTAGTGAGCAAGATATTAATGACAACGCAGACGCCTTAAGTCAGCTTGTTCAGGATACGCCATGGTGCACAAAGACCGGAGCCGAAGGGCAGCTTAGGGGCGGCGATTTCTATGTCTTTGTAACAACGGATAAAGGCGGCGTGCCAAAAGCCCGTATTGCCGTAAGAACAAGAAGAGGAAGCATTGAAGAGGTGCGAGGTATCCTTGAAGGACAACAGATGGAGCCAAAGATGCGCCCTGTAGCTGAGCAGTTCTTGGAAAGTGGCGCCGTTCCGGGCGGTGAGAAATGGGCAGAGGGGCAGCGCTTCAACGAAAAGATAAGGATGTTTAGGGAGGAGATATCGAAGCGCCCTTTAACCTTGCAGGACTTTAGAACGGTATCTAGCCTTACTGCTGAAGCAAACCGATACAGCTTCATGCAGTATGGGGGAAATGGTTTCGTCGAGCGACTCAATGAGGACTTTAATTTAAAGATTGATGCTAACGATGTTGCTCCTGAGATAAAAGGAAAAGTTGCCCGAGGCATGGAAGAATTAACCCCGGAGACCGAGGTTCTTATTGGAAACTTTTATGGCGACAATTTAATTCGTATGGGCTTAAAAGCTGCGGCGATAGAGGCCATGAGAGATGGGAAGCAAATTGGCAGCAGGCTTGAGATAAAAGGAAAAGCTAGGGTGTTTGAGTTATTCGGTGAAGCGATAAATAACGAGGACCCATCCGATTATGTGTCGCATGCTACAGACTATGTAGTGCTCTATTCGGGAGGGAGCTTTACATCGTTTGACATTTTTGCAAGCCTCGTTGAGGCGTATGGCGAAGAGGGGGCCGTCCGAATGGTTTCAAACGCTATCTCCAATAGTGCTAAAAGCTTGAGGGTCATCGCGGGACATTACAACCAACAGTCACAGCTCATCCCCGCTAATTTAAAAACTGTTGAAGGGGACGCAACCATATATGATAAAAACAGCACCGGTAATATTGAGTTAGTTGGCGGTGATTTATTCATACAAGAAAACTCCTTAGATTTTCATATAGGAGTAACAAGTGTCGACCAAGGTGTGCATATAGTAAACGACATAAGAAGCCTTGGCAATTTAACCACTGTCCAAGATAATGTTAACTTGTATAGCGCAGGGCAGCTTGAGTCTCTTGGTAAATTAGAGCGTGTAGGTGACAATCTTGATTTGTCATATGCACAAAAATTAATGTCTCTTGGGGAGTTGAAGGTTGTTGAAGGGGATTTAAATTTACCGCCTTCAATAATAACGCTTGGCAAGATGAAGCGTCTTGGACGTTTTGAATACGGGGTTCCGGATACTTTAGAAAGCTTTGGAGAACTTGAGGAAATTGTTAGGTCAAGCCCAATTGTGATAGGAGAGAAATCAAGACTGAGGGACCTAGGTAAATTAAAAAAACTTGAAGGGTCGTTACAAATAACTGACAATAAAACACTAAGAACCCTTGGTCCACACTTAAAAGAAATTGTCGGTTCTCTTAGAGTCCGCTTAGGTGATTCAGGGTTTGACTTGGGGGCTTTAGAAACTGTAAATTATTTGACCATTTCGGCGTCAGACGATTACGCGGGTCACGCTATAAATCTTGGGTCTTTAAGAAGCGTCTCCGGAGAAGTTAGCATTAATGTAGAAGTAGATTCTTTTGGCGACCTTGAATATGTGGGTGGCGGGTTACAGTTTAAGCCGTCAGAAAATTTCAAGGATACCGGAAAGCTCAAGACTGTTGCTTCAGGCCTACTTATTTGGGAAGGCTCAGAAGAGGGTCCCGGCTCGACTCCCATTGTCATATCAAATCTAGTTACGGTTGGCGGTTCGTTTTTTTCAACTTCAAGTAGAGTGAAATCGCTCGGAAGTATTGAGGAAATAGCCGGGGATGACCATGGTGAATTTATTAGCAGTGTGTATCTGGAAAGCTCTGGCAATCTCTTGGCTAAGAGCGTTGACCCAGAAAGATATTCTTTAGCACGCAAAGAGCTTAAAGACGGATTTATAAGTCAAGAGCTCTTTAATGATATACAGAGACTCCACGGTGAATACCTAAGGGCAGAGGCTGGCGTTGAACCACCTCCCGCTATCCGTCAGAAGAGGGGCGACGCCACTGCATACCAGAACTGGAGCGCTAAGCCTCAGAGTCAGGCTCAGGAGCTAGGTCACCGCTTTAATATGAACCATAAGGGATTTGTTCCCGCTACTACCGACCCCGCTCAGTTTAGAATCGCTGTGCGCAAGCTTGATGACAGGCTCGGCACAAAGCCTAGACGTGATGAGCGCACCGGTGAGGTCTCCGGTTACCACATGACGCTGGATGGGAAGTTCTTCAACCCATTCCTTAGAGTTATTGGCGGGGGCGGAAGCGCCAACTCACTACGCCGCCAAGGCTATGGCGCCGGAACGCAGAGCATCTACGAGTTCATCAATGATGTGCGCGAGAGGGGCTACACCGATAGAGTTATAGCTGCTTTCTTGAAGGAGCAGGGATACAGCGCCACCGAGATTAAGTCAGCACTCGCTGTGCCTATCGATGTGATGGGCACTATGCTCCCCGATGGCTTCGCCAATGCGGAGGGCGGTGTTGCTCAGGGTCAGGCGTTCTTCAACGAGTTGACCAAGAAGATTAAGCGCTATGCTAATGCCAAGAGATTGGGCGTGTTGCTACACAACGCTGCGGATGTAAGAGCCAAGGCTCAGGAGCTGTTGGTTAACTCTGATTTCTTTAAAGCGCAGAGCCCAACCATTCAGGCGGAGATGCAGATTGGATTGGACAAGGCATTGAACATCCCCGCCGCCAACAAGAAGTTCCAAGCGGACTTCAAGGCGTTGCGTGCGATGCTTTCCAACATGAAGAAGGGCGCGGCTGAACTTGAAAAAGCTAAGCGCGCTATGCGCATGTTCATCCGCAAGAACTTGCCTAAGACCGTATTCAATAAGGCTGATGTCAACAAGCTGATGAAGGCTATCACAGACGCCACTCCAGACTCACTGCCCGCAGTGATGGAGCGCGTCACTGGATTCGTCAACGAGTTCTATGTGCGTGACCTAAGTGCTGCTATTGACAAACTCCTGAAGACCCCCACCACTAGAATGGTATCGGGTCGTAGAGTGGGCAGAGTAAGCGTGTCCTTGCAGAACATCCTTGGTTCCCTTACCAATAAGAAGAGCCCAATGCTCGTAGATGAGGGTATGTCTGCTCAGAACATTGAGGACCTAATGCAGAAGCAGGAGAAGAGATTCAATAAGCTGTCTGTAAAGACCGCGCTGACGCAGGAAGAGAGCGACGAGATGAACGCGCTCTCTATTGCTCTTATGTACAACGAGGCGATGCTTATGGAGGATAACAACCCGCATAAGGTAGACGCCCTTGCTGCCGTGAGAGACAACCTCCGTACTCTTATATCTACGGGTCGCTCGCAGATGCGCGGAGAGATTGATGCTCAACGTGCTTACTATGAGCATCTTATATCTGACGCCTACAATGGCATCACGGGTGAGGAGCTCGACCTTTCCGAGGAGGGTGAAGAGGCTAACAAGGAGAAGCTTATAGAACTTAAGAACAAGGAGCAGAGAAGGAAGACCTTTGATGGAGGTATTAAGTCCTTTGTTGGTAAGATAAAGAACAGCGTGGATGAGTTCTTCACCAAGCAAATGGACCTCGCTCTATTGCTTCAAAGAATATCAAGCGGACTGTCTGAGGCCATGGGCGGCAACAAGCTCATGGAAATCTTTGATGACAGGCTCTTCAAGGCTCGAGTTTCTTTTGTCTCTGGCAAGAAACAAGTGTTTGATATCATCAGCAACAAAGCCAAGGAGATATGGGGCGATAACTACAAGCTTGAGATGCAGCGTAATGCTGTGCCTGTTGTGAGTAAAGACCTCATCAATGACAAGAATGTCATATGGCTTAACGAGGAGAAGGCTAATGAGCTGAAGAAGGAATACGACTCTGCCACCAACAAACGTAAGGCGCAGATAATTAGACAGCTTGAAAAGCTTGAGGTTGTTCTCAGTAATAACCAAGCTTACTACTTGTATAATCAATACAAGGACCCCGCTAATGTGGCATCCTTTGAGAAGAAGTTTGGTAAGAACCAGTATGCTAGAATCATGCAGCAGATTACCGACAGACTTGATGCCAAGACAAAAGAGTGGGCAGACTGGCAGGTTAACGAGCTGTATCCCAGCCTGTATGAAAAATACAACGAGGTATACAAGGCCATCTATAGAACCAACATGCCATGGAATCAGTTCTATGCAGGCAGAATTTTTAGAGAGGGCGAAGAGGGCGACCTTCAGTTCGACTTACTGGCCGGCTCTTCTGAATACCAGACCAGCGTTGGTGGCCAGTCTACCAAGGCGAGGGTAAAGAACTCTCGTCCCATTCAAAGTGTCGATGGCAACTCGGTGCTCAACTCATACCTCAAAGACATGGAATACTTCCGTGCCTATGCTGAGGCCATGAGAGACCTGAGCAAGGTTCTTGACAATGCGAACGTAAAGGCAGCAATCATAGAGCTCGGTGGTAAGAATACATACGACGCTCTGAAGGACATGATGCAAAAGGTTGCAAGAAAGGGAATCTCTCAAAACGAATCTCAGCTTGCCAATGCTATGATGGGTATGTATATCAAGTCTAAGCTTGCCATCAACCCAACGGTATTCCTGAAGCAGCTCACTTCTGCATTTGCCTTTGCTGACTATATCGGCTACACAAACTGGAGTAAGTACACTGCCCTCGCTCTTCCTCAGGCTCGCAAACTATGGAAGGAGTGGTATGCTAACTCGCCCCTGTTTCAGGAGAGATATGAGAACTCAAACATTGGAGATATCCTAGAAGGATACAGCTATGAGGGTTCTCTCAATGAGTCTCCAATCCTTGTAAATAAAAAGGTAGGTGGCAAGGATATTACAGTCACAAAAGAGCAGACGAGAAACCTAATGAACTCACTCATGTACTTGGTTAAGCAGGGTGACAAGGGTGGTATCATGGGTGGTCTTGCTAACTACTTGTACTACAAGCAGCAGTACTTGGAGAAGAATCCCGGTGACGAGGCTGGGGCTCAGAAGTATGCGAGCGAAAAGGCGACTAAACAGGCACTCAGAACGCAGCAAGATAGTGGCATTACCAACAAGGACTGGTTCCAAACTGGCGGCCCTGCATACCGATTCTTGAATGTGTTCTTATCTTCACCAAAGGCGTTGCTTCGCAGAGAGATGAGCGCCTTCATGAGCCTAAGTAGAAAGATGAAGGGTCTACCAACACAGGACGGATATGGTGATATCGCAAGACGAGTAGTGACATATCACATCCTTGTTCCTATGGTGTTCCAATGGGTTGCCCTCGGCCTTCCCGGATTACTTTCCGATTGGGATGAGGAGGATGAGCAGGCACTTGGCCGTGCGGCATTGCTTGGCAACCTCAACGCCTTGTTTATTGTTGGAGATATTCTTACGGCAGTCAAGGACCTCGTTAGTGGCGCTCCGTGGGCTGGAGAATTTACTACGCTCCCTGTATTCGAGCAGATTGGATTGGTATTTAAGGATATCAAATCATTCACCAAGGCTACTGACCCAGTGAAGAAGGATAAGTACATGTGGAGAATGATTAATCACATCACAGAACTGACGGGCATCCCTGCTTCTAACATCCACAAGATGGTTAAGAATATCGAAGCCATCCCCGATTCAAAGGACCCGGGCGAGGCGTTGCTCAGGCTCTTCAACTACTCTGACTATGTTATAGAAGGAGGAGATAAGAAGAAAAGCGATAAGGAGATTGAGGCGTACCGAAAGGCTATGCTTGGAGAGTAGACTTTACACTTTGTGGTGTTTTTATTTTACACTTTGTACCCCCAGCTGGAGTCGAACCAGCAACCTACGCATTAGAAGTGCGTTGCTCTATCCATTAAGCTATGGGGGCGGTGTGCGCCTTGAAGGATTTGAACCTACGACCAATGGATTATGAGTCCACTGCTCTAACCACTGAGCTAAAGGCGCGGGAGGATTACTCCTTTATAAATACGCCATTGACAGTCTTGCCTTTCCTGTCTTTGATTTCATCGTAAGCAGAAGCCAGGCAATCCCTAGCAGATAGTCCACACTGCATAGCCAATATGATTAGCGTGACCATAGAGTCACCGATGCCATCCTTGAGTGCGGCCTTGTTGCCTCGAGCCATGGCGGCCATGGTCTCACCAACCTCCTCCATAACCTTGAGCGCCTGCTTGCTTTTGTTCTTTGGGTCGTCAAGGCCTCTGGCCACTGCCCATTGTTCGACCGAGCGAAAGAGCTCGTCTGCGTTCATTGGTATTTTAGCCTCACCCCTTAATGATGGATGGTCAGCGAAATAGTCGAAGTGTTTTGGGTCATTCATATCGGAGGATTCCTGCGTAGCGTGATTCTGTGTTTTGTATTTTGGACCAAGGCATTTGGTACACCTTGTTTGTTTGTAGGTCTTGTATGGTATAATAAGAGAACTGCTCTGACACCTGAAACTTTTTTGTGACCATCAGGTAATCAAGAACTAAGTACTTCTTCCCATCAACGATAAAGGTTTCCCCCTCTACATATTTAGGATTAGGAATCTTCATCCTCGTCCTCGTAGATGTCGTAATGGACGCCCGAGTTTCCGTTGCGCATGATAATCTCCATACGCTTGATGGCTTCCTGATTGTCTACATCATCTTGACTATCCCCGGGGTCATCCCAGTAGAGAAATTTATAGTCGCTCATGGCACTGGCTGAATGTTTACGTTACGAACTGATACGTTCCAATCTATCTTCTTTACAAAATTACGAGCTTCTTCTTTTGTCTCAAAGTCCTTTTCTCTCTGCTCCCATTTCGCTGCCTTATTTACGGCTTGGTCAAAGTAGGTATAATGAACGCGGTATTTCATAGGTGAAGGGAATCTTTTTTTACAATGGATATACCCCACCAAAGCCACCCAATTGTGATTGCCTTTTCGCAAATTAAACTATCATAACAAATAGTCACATAGGGCAGCAGGTGCAGGCTGCCAACAAGCTTATACGTTTCGATTGATTTCATTAGAGTGTAAGGAATTTAATAATCCACACCCAAAGTAGTATATCTATTGCAACCACCAAAGCAAACTGTAAATATTTTTCTCTCGTCTCTTTGTCCATTCCTTAAAATATGTGAGTTAATCTCGCCACTTGGCCGTGTTCTGGGTGGTGTATATATCCTTCTATAGCCTTAGGGTTATGCTGATAGCCATTTCGGTGGTGCCATGAGTCCGTGCCACTTGGGCTACGCAAACTCTCTACGGTCACACCAATAAAATCCTTAGATGTTTTATGGTGTATGTGGTGCGTGTATACATACCGATGCTTTGTAGATGCCCACATATCGGGTGACTCTTGCGCCATCAATAACGGTAAGTCCTGAGCCTTGGCTCCGTCTCCGTGCGTAGTTCCAATAAGGTTATTGCTATACTGAAAGTACTTGCGGTGGCTTATGGAGCAGTCGAAGGTTATGTTTTTATGGCTTCGGAACCACGTCATGATAACGTCAGCCAAGAAGAAACCATTGGTATAGTCGTGGTTTGACGGGTTGTATACGAAATGAACGTCAGCTATTTGAACGAGCTGTTCTATGATGTCCACGTACAACTGCTTGGCAGTCAAGAAGTTATCATACCACATTCCATCCGTATCTTGTGGGGTTCCTGATGTTGTGGTGCGACGCGGTGTGTCTATGTGCAGGATGTCGTTGCCTCCGATGAGAACAATCTTGTCTATGTTAAATCCGCTTGACTTGTCAAGGATTCCCTGCACTCCCTCCTTGACTCTGGATACTGCAATCTGGGAGTTGTACTCCTCTCCGGTCTCAAATGATGTAGCCAGCTTTCCTATGTGTACATCCGCTGGGTCTATGACTAAGCAGTGAGGGTCTTTTGATTTGGTGCGCTTGATGGGTTCGTACTTCGGGGAGTACGTCTTCATCTCCTTTATGATACCATCTTTGATATCATCCCACGACACGGAGGGGTTGTTCGTGGTGGAGTGCATAGAGAAGTGCTTCCCCTTATGCCAATAGTGATTTATGCTTTCGACCGGAATACCGAGGCGTTCGCACTCTTCCTTTAGAGCCCTATGGCTTTGGACTAACTCATACTCTTCGTTCTTGAGCCTAAGCCTAACCGTTTTCCTGCCCATCCTTCAATGCTTCAAGGATGCCGGACACCTGCGCTATTAATATAGTCATTGCATTGGCGGCGGACTCGTGGTCCTCATCCATCAATGATTCATATATGTCATCCGTTAGGGAGTTGAGCTCCCTCATTAGGTGATTTATGCTTGAAACTTTCTGACTATGAATGTGGTGTATGGGCATCCTTAGTTATTTAATCCATTGAAGATAACAATATCTTCCCAATTTCAGGGTCTATCTTATTGATATTTGTGTAAATTTTTTTAGACATGCGCTTAACCTCTTGCTTCTCTTTCTTGCTGGAGGTCTTCCCGAGTTGAGTATATAGGCGCGCATCTATCTCCAATAGTTTATGAACCTTGCATCTATTGCACCACTTCTTAGCGATGATTTCCTCCATGTTGTTATAGTTGTAATCCATTCAAAAAAGTATTTAATTTCTTCATGAGCTCCTCTTCTTTTCCTTGAGGGGCGGCATAAGAAATCCTGTCAAACAATGGCATATAAAATGAAAACTTGAGCATATCGTTTTCTAACTTTTTTATTGTCTTGGATTTCTTTTCTAATTCTAAAGTTAGTAATTCATTGTGACTCAGCAAGTAAGAATTTTCTTCTTGTATTTTTTTAATCTCATCTTCGGTCAATAGCACTCCGACTTCCTCTGCCCCATTGAGGGCAGACACAACCTTTTGATAGTCCTCCTTAAACTTTCTATCAGACTTAACTAGAATATCAAAACTTTTCAGCGAGTGAAGGACCGTAGCATGGTGCTTGTACACATGCTTCCCTATGGCCGACACCTTCTTATTGAAATCATTTCTCATGATGTAATAGAAGATAGTACGCGCATCAACTAATTCCCTGTTGCGGCGTCCATTCAGTATATCAACGCCAAGAACTGCGTTAATCGTACTAATTACATACGTCCACTCGTTCATGTAGATATCTATTAGAGTTAATTAAATCGAGGTAGTCGTCAAGGCTTATCTCTTGTATGCCTATGATGGCGGTATTCTCTCCGTCATCTTGCGACCAAACCTCTATGCTAAAATAAAAATCACTGCCGTCATTATCAACAACACCGCCCCAAAGTTGTGGGAGTTCCATGTTGTCGTCGACTTGATGGATGGTCTTATCTAATAGCGCACCTATGTTGATGGCTACTCCCTTTCTGAATGTTCGGATTGATTCTAAGAACTCCTCCGATATGATACATTCATTCGCCTCGGTATACTTCTGTCTTGCATCCATGTTTATCTAATTCTTTTAATCTATACTTCTGCAACTCCGACAGCTTTCCCGTCGGCCTTTTGACTTCGGAAAAAAGCACTTCGCAGTCTGGAGGTATGGCAATGAGGTCTGGTATGCCGTTCTTATTTGTCTTTATTAACTTAATGACATAGTACCCCTGCGCCTCGAGTTGCCTAATCCTCTTGCCCTGTATCTGCTGCTCCGTCATCATTCAGTAAATTTACGAGGTCTCGTTTAAAGTGATTCAGCGTGTAGTCTTTCTTCTTGGTTACCGCTTTGTATATCTCTGACTCTATTCCACCCTTTGAAAATATCCAATAGACATCGTTCTTGGGTCGGTCCTTCGTGGTCATCCTATCGCGTGACTGCCAATAACTTGTGGCGCTGAAGTCAATGTTGTAGTACACCAACACATCCGCCTCCCGTAAGCTTATACCCTCACGTCCGCTGATGATTTGTAAGGCTATGACCTGACGCCCTTTGTTGAACTCGTCGAGGCTTTCGGTTACATCCTTGCCGAATACTTTCTTAATGGCATTGAGCTCCTCTTTGAACTTATAGAAGACACCAATGCGCTTGCCTGCAAAATGACTCTTGATAAACTCAGCCTTCGATAGGTCGAGCACCATAGAGTTACCGCTCTCAAACTTAATAGTCCCCGAGCACAACTGATGCACCTTGCTCATCATCTTGACGCCCGTGTCTGCAAGGATAACCTCGTCGTTGCCCTCAACCACAGCATCCTTCTTGAGTTTCTTTATAATCTTATAGGTGGATGGCAGTAGAGACACCTCAAGAATCCTCTCGGTTGTCTCCACAATAAACCCAGCCTCCTTCTGCGTAAAGGATATGGTATAGGGTGACATCATGTCAAGGATGTGCCGGAGGCCACCCCCATAGTCTTTGATTTCGTAGCCGTTAATCCGCTTGGATGTAATGTGCACATAGTCGGCGGCAAAAGCATAGAAGTTACGATATTTTCTGAATGGGTTATTCGGGATGCCATACACCTGATGGTACATCTGCGAGTAGGACTCGGGGGTTGGTGTCCCCGATAGCAGGATGACCTTGGATTTGTTCTTATATATAAGAGACGCCACCTTCTTCGCTCTGCCGCTTGGCTTGGGGAATGCCCCCATGGAGTGCGCCTCATCACATATAATAATATCCCACTTCACATTGGGCAACTTGTGTATGCTCTCGTAATTAATAACGAAGATGGCATACGATGGGCACAACTTATCAAGGTCTGCCGTGATAGAAGATATCGCCTTCTTCTTGGTAAGGAACAACACGTGGTCCGCTCCAACCTTCTCGCATATCCCGAGGGAGGTGAGTGTCTTGCCGGTGCGAACCTCCATAGCGAGGTACAAGAACCCATGCTTGTCAAGGATGTCACTGCCCCTATTTATAATATCCTTTTGATAATCTCTATACTCTACCATTAGAATTCAAATTTTCCATTCTTCTCTAACTCATGCTTGCTCTTCATGCGCATCCACCTGCCCTGCGAGTCGCGCCCCTCTTCGGGCGTAACCTCTGATTTAAATACGCAGTAAGATGTGAGCCACTTATTGAACCTCGTTCGGGAGATAGTCATCTTAGCCTTGGGTGCGAAGTCCGGGTTCTCTTGGATAAAGTCCATGTACAACTCATGCTTGTAAACCTTGCGCCCATCAATCAAAGCAAGCATCACCTCCGATGCTATGTTCCCGTCGATGAGACCGCACCACTCAATAAACTCGTGTGATGTCTCTGCTGACAACTGCCGAATCTTCAGGTTAACAAACGAACTCTGCACCAATCCCGTCCGTAGGTAAGCACGAAGGCAGTTAATCATGTAGTTGTCGAACTGCAACCACTCATCATCGTCCCAATCGCCGAACAACAACTTACCGAACTCATCGAGCGGGGTGTAGTGCTTGTTATAATACTGATGCAACTCCAACTCCCACTTGCGCCGGGCAAACGAGTTGCCTGCGCCCTTGATGGCGTAGTTGGTAGTGATAGTAATCTTGGGGGACTTGCTGAACGGAATCTTAATGGCGTCCTTATTCTTCTTCTCAAGCGTTAATCCCTCCGTCACCACGGAGAACAGCCTTTCAAAGTCAAAGTGCTTTCTAACGTCATCAAAACATAGTATCTGCGTGTCTGCCGATACCAACTGATATGCGAACGAGCGCTCGAAGGTGAACGACTTGCCGTCGATGACTACCAACTTCTTTAATTGTGATATGCCATTCATGAGCAAGCCCTTACCCGTACCACCCTCAGGGTTATCGCTGATGACCTCATCGTTTAAGATGACGGCGGGGCAGAACGACAAATCCTTGTAGGCGTGAAGCAGGAACCCAATGGTAGACTCCATGCTCTTCATCCGGTTGGTGTCGTTGTTGCAGATGTTGCAGATGAACTTCTCAAAATCAGTAGTCGGTTCATCGACGGGTTCAAAGACCCGGTCAATTACGTGGTCCTTCCACACATATCCACCGAGGTCAAGGTAGTCGATAGTCTCCACCCGGTCGTGCGTAATCTTTACGGCGCAGTTCTTATAATATAGGTAGGCCGCATCCTTGGTGTCCTCGATGAAGTACACATCGATAGACGCCAATAGCGTAAGGAAATCTTCCTTGAAGTATCGGGTGAAGTCAGCGAAGTAATTGTACACCAATGCATCCTGAAGGTCAAGCAGATAGTCAAGAACAAAGTCTTTAATTTCGTTCTCGCTCGTGTGGTCGATGAGGTTATTGGTTACCCTTACGAACACATAGTTCTTACTGCCCTCCGGATTGTATTTATAAAAACCGTTGTCCTCGAGGAACATCTTGAACTGAATAGGCACAATCTTAACCACACCCTTGTCGCTCTTTGTCCAAAATTTTTGACCGGCCTGCTCCTCTTCGATGCGAGAGATAACCAAGTCAATAGTATCGCCATCAACATTGGACTCTTCAAGTTGATGACGGATTTCTTTTTTTGGCACACCCATTCTCAACTTGTTCTTGATTTGGGTTACCCTATCCTCGTCCTCATAGTATCGGGTACCGAACTTCTCGGTGGCTGAATACGCTGAGTCAATCGTTCTCTTAATCTCACCCTCCCCAAAGTCAGAGGTTTGATAGTGAGACAGCACATAGGTAGCGAGAGACTTGCTCACGCCAAAGTCATTGAATGCGGCGGCAAGGATATATACATTGTGATTGCGCTGCCCCTCCACCATGGGATATTTCTTCTCCCACCAACGGATTAGGATGTCAACTATCTTGTTCTCATCCGTGATTGGAATGGTGGGTCGGTCTTTCTTTTTATCAATCTCATTGTAGCGTTGGTCTTCAAGGCTTGTCCATACGCTTGAGTTGTGATTGATATAGATGAGTGGGTCGTAGGATTCGTAGCACACACGACTAATGTTCTTGCTTGTCTTGTCGAAGTGCTCATCAGAGAAATAATTCTCAAGGGCATTGAAGTAGTTCTTGTGGTTGTCTACCTCCGCCGGGATGCGCACGAGAGCCTTGAGTCCCTTGCCGGACGGGCTAATGAACACCGAGTATACATACTTGTCCTTGGCCAAGCGCTCCTTGGCCTCGAGTAATTCCTTTTGTTTTTTGTAGCCGTCAAAGTCAAGGCAGAGGAATCCGCTGTGCTCTTGGATAGCGCTGTCTTGCCTCTTGTTGAATGTGCCACTAAAGCAGACGGCAGGCAGTTGTTGCTTCAGTTCATTGATGACGCTCTTCTCTTTCTCCAAGCGGATTCTCTTTACGAGTTCTTTGGATGCGCCCTCTTTGATTCTATTAAGGATAAAGTCCACATCTCTATAGAAGGGCTGCTCGGTCTCCTTGATGTTCCTAAAAATGGTTACTAAACTCTCGCTCATTAGATTAAAGATTATAAAGGGAGGGCTTTCGCCCTCCCCTAATTAGAATGGTAAGTCCTCCGTGTCTACGGCAACACTTGGTGTCGGCGCCGCAGGTTGAGCATTGTCCTCTTGTTTCTTAGGGACAAATGTATCCAATTCCACATAGTATTTACCCGTGTTGGATATCATAAGATTAAGATTAACCCAACCATTCTTTTGGTTGCTGTTCAAGAAGGGGAGTGCCTCCTCAAGTTTGATAGAGAGACTACCCAATACAAAGTCGGGAGCCTTTTCTCTGCGCTTCAAGATGAAGCCGTCGGCGAAGATTTTTTCTTGAGCCATAGTTCAGGGATTAAAGGGTTTCGGAAAAGAAATAATTATCGATGTCTTCAGTAGCATGCTCGCCATAGAACTTATGGTAAACATCAAGAGCCTGCTCGACCTTTTCCTCCCCGCCACGAAGAAAGTCCTCGCTGACATTATAGATTCCAAGGCGACCGGTTCCCTTCTCGGCAACAAGGAACAACACCGGGTAACCAAAGAGCATCTGATATATATACGCTTGGCTATCGTAGTTATTCTTGCGTGCCGACCAACGGAAGTCATCGATATTTTGTGTGGTCTTGAGGTCAATCACAAGACCCTCGGAGTGATTGACAACATCAGCCTTGCCCTTCCACATTGCGCCCTTTATTTCTTGCACATTGGGAACCTCATAGGCGTTGTTGTCTCCGTAGATTAATTCGTAAAACCGGAAGTTGCTCTTCATCGCAGACACGATGGCGTCAATCTCATCAGCCTCGCTTCTTAATAATAGCATGTCCGATTTGGATTTCGCAACAGCATCCTTGTAGATGTTGGTGTTGCGAGTAGATGCATCCACCACCTCAATGTCCTTAACTTTCTCAGGCTCAAGGAGTTGGGTGTGGAAGTAGCGCCCCTCAATGAGTGGTTTGCTCTCGGGCTGTGGTTGCTTAAAAGACCGCGGGTCTTTTAGTAGTGAGCGAATGTCGGAGTTGGAGAGGAACTGCCTCCCCAATTCTCCGTAGTAATTCGCATCATCGTTGAGTTTCTCGATGATGTTCTGCATCACGCGCAAGCCTTATTGATGGCAGTCTTCACTTGGGCAGTAATCTTATACTTAACCTCAAGGTTCTTGATGATGGCATCGGAGCCAAGCCCCTTATTAGCCTCTATATATTTAGAGACTTTCTCCCAATTGGCATCGCCAACCTTTAGTGGTAGTTGCTCGGGTGCGCTCTGCACTACGGGAGCCACATCGGCGATGTCCTCACCCATCCACAAGGATAGGCCGAGACCATGGAGCGCAATAGCCTTAGCCGTTGACCGCTGAATGGTTTTATTCACATCGAAGGATGTTACCTTGTCAATGGGAATGGCGTTGTTGCGGTAGTCCATAATGGGCAAGTAGTCGATGTGCTCTAACTCATCAACGACAATACCCACCTTGACATATGCACTACGGCCATCGGTAAAGAAGTTCAAGCCGGTGGCTTGGTCTTCATATACAATGCGTTGAGCATTGGGATAGTGGTGCTTGAGCATAGACCATGCTGTTGCCCAAGAGAGGTAATCAAGATTACCCTTGCGTTCGGTCTTACCCTTGATACTTACCTCGGATAAGGTTTTGAAAGTGGAATTTGACATAATTGATTGATTGATTAAAGTTGAACCGCGTATTTATCACGCTTGGCTTCAAGGTTACTAATGACTACACCGAGTCGGTCGATTTCTTTTTGGTCGGGAGCCTCTGCATTTAGTTGCTTTTCTAAAGATGACTGCCTTGAATCGATGTTTCTTTGACATCGGTCAACAAGGAGTTGACACAGCCCCTTGCGCCACCCTAACTCAAGGATGGTGTCTACATAGTTGGGGGGCATCTTCCTATAGAAGTCTCCCTCGTATGCAATAAAAAAATCGTAGTTGTTGCCGGCCTTCTCGAGGCGCACACCATAAAGAATGGTGGCCTCGGTCTCGCCGTAATCTATATGGGCGGAGAGCCCATCATCTATGGACTGCTTCCATATCTCACTCTTCATGTACATCTCCTTTATCAAATTGAAAGTATTCGCCAAAAGATTTGAACAAGTCCACCATGGTGGAGAGCGAGTCGCTCGATACGATAGTGACTCTATCTTCCTGATTGTCAGGTAGTTGATTCATAGTTTATGATTTGATTGCGTTGCTAATTTACGAACAATTTATTTACCCCACAAATTTTTGTGGACGATGGTTGCGATGATTGAATAGTTGGCCAAGTCAAGGTAACTATCCTCAAGTGGTTCATTGGCGGTGCTCGCCAAGTCCCCTCGCTCAAGGATGTTCTCGATGCGTGACATCTTGTCATTACTGCGGAACCATATGCCCATCAGGGACATCTTCTTGTTGTGGTCTTCCGATAGGTCACGCCCAAGGGCGATGTTATTACTGCCGTAGTCCCACATCTTCTTGCAGAAGGTCTCATACATCTCCTCCATCTTCTCCTTAAACGCTTGTGTCGTTTCGGGATACATCTCTTCTACCTTCTTCATAACTCCTCAATAGATTCAAGCATCCACTCCAAGGGATTGGGGGCTTCGTACTGCATTCTCGACAACTCCTCAATGGAGCCGGCACTCTTTACCAACACGCAAGTCTTAACGGCGAGGGTGTTGCGCAGAGTGGGGACAAAGGTCAACTTATACATCATTTTCTATTTGGCATTAAAGGTTTCGTTAAATGCTTGGTCTGATGTGATTATTGTTCCACTATCGCATCCGGTAGCATAGTTTGCAGCAAACTCACATATTGCCTCTTTCTCTTTTTCAAGCATAGAGTGTGCAAGTTCAATTGCATCTTGTACATACATAGCGGCTACAAGGTCTCCGCTCTGTTGTAGTTGTTCGTATTTGTTTTGGAGTTGCTCAATCAACTCTTGCATTGGTGTTTTCATATCTTCGTTTTAAGGTTTGAACTGATGCTCGGTATACGAAACATCATTTTCTATTTAACCATTTAGTA